AATTGTAGTTTCTTATCCATATCTACAATCAATCGAACGTCTTCTAAGTTATACTCAATAAACTTTTCAATATCATCTCTAAATAAATCATCCAAATTGCCAGAGTATTCTACCTTACCTCTACCTAATTCAATTTTAGCAACGGTATCCAATCTATAGTTATCTAATTCAGTATAGTTGTATTCTTTATATAGAACTAAATAATCCAATGCAGATACTCCACCGATGAACCACTTCTTTCTATATGGTGAAAAGAATACTTCTCTAATAGGAGATAATCTTCTCGCTTGCTTTTCACCTAATACATTTTTTAAACGATTGTAAAGATAAGGAACGTCAAAGAAATCGATGTTCCATCCAGTAATAATTGTTGGATTAATGTGTTCGTAAATAGAGAGAAACTTAGATAGCATTTCTCCTTCTGATTTGAACGGAACTACAATTCTGTTTTCCGTTTTTGAAGAAGTCATTGTTCCCTTTTTATCGAGAACTAACACATAATAAAAATCTTCCACCGAATCATGTGCAGCAATAGAAGTTATTTCATTCTGTGCCTTTTCGGTATCAGGTAGACCAGTAATCATCTCTACCTCAATGTCAAAGGTACATATTCTATGCCCCTCTGATGGTAAATCTGAATTTGTATATAAATCTACTAATACTCTAGTAACTTCAGGAACGTCCGATTCGAACAAACCCTCATCTTCTTTTGTGTATTTGAAAATCTTTGTTAACCTATCACCATAGATACTCTCCCATTCTCCGTTTTGTGCGGGTTTGAAAGCGTATCTTTGGTAAGGTATTGTGAAATATCCTTTTACATCATCCCAAATATGGACGGTATTGGTATTCCGTTGGTAGTATATATTTTGATACATCGTAACATTTTAGTGTACCACAAAGATACAAAAACTTTTTAATAAAAACAAGTCTATTTTAGGTACTCGTTTATTTTGTTTTCATAGGTCATCTTTGCATTTACACCTGCCAATCTATCAACCTCAACACCATCTTTTACAAATACAACAGTTGGTACTGAACGTATTCCATATTTTGATGCCTGTTCGTGGTCTACATCCACATCAATTGTTTCAAACACTACATTTGAATATTGGCTTTTAATACCTTCCATTACAGGTGCTAATGCTCTACACGGCCCACACCATACTGCTGAAAATCTTTTTACTTCTAACATATTATTACTATTTTATTTTTTATCCTTCACAACTTACACATGTCTCATCCATTGCTCTTGCTGCTATATCACCTCTCAATACTGATTCGGTTCTCATATAGTAAAGTGTTTTAACACCTTGCTTCCAAGCTTCCATGTGAATTTGATTAATCCACTTTGGTTCTGCGGTTGCAGGGAATGCTAAGTTTAGAGAAACTGCCTGGTCAATATATTGTTGTCTTACACCAGCTTGCCTTACTAAATCCAATTGGTTGATTTCTTTAAATGTTTTGAATACATCTTTAACTGAATTACATCTATGTGCACGCTCATCAATTGATACTTCGCTACATTCAACTAATTTACCATCTGAAAAACACCATTCATCTAAGAAATCCAAATCTTGCACCGAACCACCATCTGCTAAAATCTTATCCCATACTTCTTTGGTATTTTTACCAACTTTACGAAGTACTCTTTCCAATTCAGGATTTTTTCTAATGAATGTTCCTTTAGCAGTTTGTTCCGTAAATACATTAGCCGCCCAAGGTTCAATACCACTACTTACATTACCACTCAACTTAGAGTTTGATACCGTAGGTGCTACTGCTCTTAAGTGTGTATTACGGAATCCACTTTCTTTACACCATAGGGGTTCTCCATATTCATCTGCTAAATCTCTACTTGCTCTTTCCGATTCAATTTTCATTTGAGAAAAAATCTTACGAGTTTCAAATTGAGCTTGCAATCCTTCAAATGGTAATCCCTTTTGCTGTAAGTAAGTGTGCCACCCCAACACACCTAATCCCAATGCTCTGCCTCTTTCTGCTGAACGAACTGAATTCTCAAATCCTCTCATATTCTTGGCCCTCTGTAAGAATTCCTCTAATACACCATCTAAAAAAATAGTAGATGTGTATATCAAATCAGTATCTTTCCATTCATCATATTTTGCTAAGTTTAAAGAACTTAAACAACAAACAAATGAATGTGACTCATCAGTATGTAAAACAATTTCAGAACAAATATTTGTCATATGAACTTTTAATCCATTCTTCTTATACATTTCAGGATTGTGTTTATTAACATTTCCCTTATACATAATATATGGTTCACCAGTTGCTTTTCTCTTTTGTAAAAGTTTACCCCACTTTCTACGAGCCTCAGAATCTCCTTCTTCTAATTTCTTCATAAACTTATCACTAACAACAACACATTGGTGTAAATTTAGTGATTGACGGTTTACATCACCTTTCGGTTCTCTAATCTCTAAAAAATCTTCAAAATCTTTATGTTCAATTTTAATGTTTACTGATGCTGCTCCTCTACGAACACTTCCTTGATTGGTTGCGAGTATGGTAGAATCGTATATCTTTGCAAATGGTACAATACCATCACTTGTTCCGTTGCCGGTGATTTTAGAACCCGCAGGTCGTATCATATTGATACCGATTCCAACACCACCACCATGCTTTGCTAACAACATCAATTCTAAGTTCTTAGACCCAATCTCATAGATACTATCACCAACATCAATTCCGAAACATGAAATTGGTAATCCTCTATCAGTACCAGTGTTTGATAATACCGGCGTTGCTAAACACAACCAACCCTTCCAAATGTAATCAAAGAACTTTGTTGCTAATTGTGGTTTATCCAATCTTTTAGCAACTGCCGTAGCAACTCTCCAATATGCATCCTTTGGTTTTTCTCCTGCTTGCAAATATGTTTTAGATATAGTTTTTACATATATCTCATTGTTTCCCCAAGAAGGAAAGTCAACATCAACTTCCCATCCATTTTCTTCTCCGTAATTTTTCATAAATTATTTTTAAAATATATTATCCCAATTTTCACCTTCCCCAGCCTTACTATAATCAGTAGGTCTCATAGCGAAGAAATCGGTATGAGTTACTCCGCCTGTAAGATGGTAGAACCAATCTAATTCAGATGCTTTCTTTTCATTAAATTCAAAGTAGTCATCTCCACCTTTAATTGGGTTATATCCTAACTCCCCTAATTTTTCATTAACTCTTTTTGTAATGAATTCTTTTAGGTCATTCTTTTTAAGATTCTCTAAATCACCCATTTCAAAAATCTTATCAATGAATTTATGTTCTAAATCTCTAATCATTTCCGCTGCTTTGTAGATGTCAGCTTTAGCTTCCTCTAACAATTCAGGAAACTCATCACACATATGTCTGAATAATTGACAACCCATCTTTGAATGTAATGATTCATCTCTAACACTCCACTTCATTTGTTGTCCAATTCCTTTCAATAGATTTCTCATTTGGAATGAATATAATACAGCGAATGATGAGTATAATGCTACACCTTCCGCAAATGCCGAAAATATAGCAAGTGAACGAGCAACCTCAACTCTTGCCTTATGATTTTTTTGTAAATCTTTTGGTGTCCAATCTGCAGTTGTATTTGTAAGAAGTTCAAATCTTTCTTTCATTGTTTCATCATGCATAAACCCCGCAAAATCATCCAATCCTAATGTTTCATTAAGATATGAATATGCTACTGAATGTATTGTTTCCTGAGAACCAAACGCCATTGCCATTTGTCTAATCTCATGCTTTGGAAACCATTTAGTAACCATACCTGTCCAATAATCCGATACTGCACATTCAGTTTGGGCAAATCCTAAAAGGATATTACCTACTAAATGTTTTTCTTCTTTTGTTAAATTCTCATTCCAATCCTTCACATCACCTTGCATCGGTATTTCGGTATGTAACCAAAATGCCTGCATTTGCTTTAACCAACCTTCGTTGTAGTAGTCTGGATATTCAAATGGTTTATAGGGGATTCTATCCGTAAATAATTTGCTCATATTATAGTCTTTATTATGTGTTTATTCTAATAGGGGTAAGAATAAATACATCACATTTTCTAAAAAATTTTCGGTTCTTTAGAAAATTTTTATGTCGTTTTTTCTTTAGTTTTCTTTAGTTTTTTTTACGAGTCGGAATCATCAAATGGAAATCTACTAAATATTATAGGAGAAATATCAACCCCATCTTCATTTGTGAGATGTAGTCTTACAATATTGTAATCAATATATTCTACAGACTCATCAACTGTCATTCCTCTTTGAACTAAGATACTAACTATAGTATCATAATCATATATAATACGAGTGGTGTTAGAATCATATCCAATTATAGCATCATTTAATCCGTCTAATATAACCATACCAGAAGATATTTCGTCTATTATCTCTAAATTACTTTCATTCATTTTAACCCATATTATCTACATACTTTTTATGTAGTAGTTGTTTTTGTAATAATTCTCCATTTTTACTTTCCTTACTTGCTATGATTCCATTTGATGAATTTGCTGCATATACTTCAATGATACCTTTGTTAGTGTTCATCTTTGCAGGAAAGGTTAATCCATCAGGTCCAAATCTATTTTTCATAACGTGGAATCTAGCAGTATCATTCAACTTATCAGTATCTTTTCTACTAACTGATATGATTAAATCTGCGTTCATTACTTTTGCATAACTATCCGCAATTTTATCAGCGTGAATTACATCACTTTCAATCGCACTTCTATTAGTTTGGGATGCAGTCCAAATTGGTATTTGATACTCACCTCCCATTGCTCTTAAATCAATATAGATACCACCTTGTTCCTGATAATCTGAATTGTTTTTAGAGTTAACTGATACTAATAAATCAGCGTAGTCTATAATTATCAAATCGGGCTGAAATTTGGTTGAACGAACCATATCAATGTGTGCCGCAATTGTGTTTGCAGTAATACCCTTTGGTGGATAATATTTAATCATCAATCCACCTTTTAGTTTATCTACCTTATCCTTAATTTGTTCTTTATTATCTCTTAACTCAGCTGATGGGATACCAGTAAAGATTGTATCATATCTCTGCCCAACATAGTTCTGTGTAAGTTCTAATGTATAGTGTAATACATTCTTACCTTGTCTAACTGCTTCCGCACCAATGTGGCAAAGAACCCAAGTCTTACCAACTCCAGATGGTGCAACGATTACTCCTAACTCACCAGGCCCTAATCCTCCATCTATTAACTCATCTATTACATCCCAATTAGTTTTAACGGTTCTTCTATTAACCTCTTCAAAACGAACTTCTATATCTTCTTTGTAATCTAATCCTAAATCATTTGATTGTCCAACTTTAACCGCATCTCTTACTAATTTTTCAATCTTATCAAATTGACCCGTTTGTAATAAGTCAACTGATGTAAGGATAACATTTTTAAAGTTTTGATTTTTACAGAATGTTACGAATTCGTTCTTAACCCATTCGGAATCCCCTCCACTTTGAAGAGCGTAAATTGCTTTTAACTGAGTAAGAACATTTTGCTGAAGTGCCTTATCGGTAATTTTTTGTATCTCTGTTTTAAAGAAATCAGTAGTAGGAGTATTTTTGTATTTAGAAAAATATTTACGGGTTATATCAACTACCCATTTGTTAGTATCAGATTCAAAATATTTTGTTTCCAAAATATCCGAAACTTGCTCTAAGAAAGGTCTATCTGTTACTAAATTGGTTACCACTTTTGTTTGGTAACTCTGTCCGTATTTCGCTAAATTATCTACCGCTTCACTCATGCAACAAATATAAGATTAAAATTTGGTATTTCCAAATTATTATAAAACTAAATTACCAAATGATGACCTTAACCAATCATTTACATCTCCCCAATTTTGTAGGATTTTGTATTTCATACCAAACCCAATGAACTTCATTTTATCTAATGGCTCAATTGATTCATTAAATCTGTCGTTTATTTTAAGTTTAGTAATCCCGCTAATATCCGGGTCTTCCAATTGCATTATCTGAAAGTTTCTTTCAATGATTTTTTTACTATCTAAAATAGTTTGAAAAACTTTGTATTCTCCTTTTTGTTCTTCTGCTAATCTCATCAGTTCATCCACTGTTAATCTAGCATCAGTTTCCAATACAGGTAATCTTTTAAGAAGTGTTTTTAATCCACACCCCTTTACCCCATCTATGTTATCAGATTTATCACCATCCATTACTCTATACCATATAAAGTTTTCAGCGTGAACTCCGTATAATTCTTTTAATTTATTCTTATCAATTTTTTGTTTCTTCAATGGATTCCAAACGTGGATATTCTCTGAAACTAATTGTAGGAAATCTTTATCGGATGAAAGGATTAATGCTCCTTCATCTTCTTTGATAACTTGTTTAGCTAAATAACCAATTACATCATCTGCTTCTATGTTATCATAAATCATTGTAGTTACTGGCAATACACCTAAGATGTTAGCCAATGAACTCAATTGTCTTCTCAAACTTACTTGCTCATCTTCTTCACTCATCATATCATCATATTGACGATTGACTCTGAATTTAACTTTTCTATCCGCTTTGTAATTTGAGAATACTTCTTTTCTTTTTTGTGAACCACCTTTCCCATCAAATATTACTACCACTCTGGTAGGGTTCTCTTGTCGTATAACTGCTCCTAATGATTTTAGGAATCCAACCATACCACCTGTGTGTTCTCCATCTTCGTTCATTGTTGGATTTGTACTCCAGCAACGGAAGAACATATTTAAACCATCCACAAATAACACCTTAGAATTTCTAGTTCTAAGGTGTTTAGTGGTATGTTCCAAATTTACTTCATCTAATAAATTCTTGTATTTGTTATTCACTATTCTACTTCGTTTGGTAAATTTGTATCAACTTCCATTGCTTCAATATCGTATGTATCCTTTTTATATTGAAGAATAGTCGTCTCACAAATCTTTTTATAAATTTGGTCTCTTAACTCAGGTTTTTCTTGCATCATTACAATAAAATCCTTAGATTGGAATTTAATAACTTCACCCGAATCAGTATCTACATACTCATACCAAGCTCCGCCTTGCTTAACTAACTTATTATCTTTTAATACAGTCAGCCAGCTACCATAGTTATCGATACCTCTATCGAAATAGATTTCAAAATCCGCCGAACGAAGTGGTGGCCCTAATCGGTTCTTAACCACTTGTGCTCTTACTGAGATTCCTACAACTTTATCCGTTCCGCCAATTTTAGTTTTGATTTGCCCAACATTCTTCAATCTTAAACGAACTGATGCGTGGAAAGCCAAAGCCTTACCACCACTCGTTGTCCAAGGGTCACCGAACATTACTCCTAACTTTTGTCTTAATTGGTTTGTGAAGATAACTGCAATTTTCTGTCTACCAATTACATTGGTAATCTTTCTCATTGCCTTAGATATGATAATAGCTTTATCGGTTGCATAACCGTCTTTATCATAATCCGATTCCATCTCTTTCTTAGTAGAAGCCGCCGCAACGGAATCCACAACGATTGTTACTAATCTATCTTTGTCAGATGTTCTAACTTTTTCAATGATTGTTTCAATCGTTTCAAATATATCCTCAACTGTATCTACACTCACATATAGAAGTTTGGATACATCTACTCCAATTGCATCAAAGAACTCTCTACTTACCGCAGTTTCGGTATCAATCAATACCGCTACTCCACCTTGTTTTTGAGTTTCCGCTAAGATGTGGGCAGAGAGTAATGATTTACCACTCTGCTCCAAACCTGTGATTTCAGTAATTCTACCAACAGGTATTCCACCATACGGGCGATTAGAAATAGCAACGTCCATCATAGCTGCTCCGGTTGAAATCCATCCATTTACATTGGTTGGTGCTCCATCGGAATCATCATCTAAGAAGAAAGCGATTTTTTGGTCTTTATTTTTTTTGTTCAGACTATCAACCAGAATATCTGCTAAATCAGTTTTTGCCATAATTTATAACTTGTTATTATTTGAATAAATCTTCGAATGCATCCGCAACTTGTTGAGTTGTTTTGGATACAGGAGTTGATGGTGTTTCATCCCAAGGTAACTCTTGCTGAGTAGCCTTCTGTGGAATCTCATCATCTAATTGGTGAGGCTTTGTATCGAAATCAAATGAATCACTCACACTCTTTTCTGTTTTAGCCACAAGTGTTTCTTGTGTAGCAGATTGTGCTCCTTCATCAGTTGTGTTTCCAGCTAACCAATTTTCTAAGATTTTCTTCAACTCATCATATGACAATTCTGAGTAGATAGTGGTGATTTCTTTTTCGTTACCAATCAACTCACTAATCTTAGAATCATTCTCATGCAACTTAGTAGTTGTAGGTTTAACTCTGATAGTAGTAGTTGGGTAAGATGCTCCACCTTCCGCTGCTGCATAATCTACGACTATATCTCTACCATTAATTGGGTCGGATAAATCACCGTAATCTGGGTCTGCGAAGTAACCCAATAATTCTTGATAAACTGTCTTACCGAATCCCCAAAACTTAACACCTTCGCTTTCCTGACCTCTTACGATTACGGGAACAAAAGTTCTCAATTTTGGCTCCATTTTCTTAGCTTCGCGGTAATCATCCTTTCCACCCATTCTCTTAAGTTTTTCTGCAAACTCTACGATAGGGTCAGGTCTTCCGAATGAAGCTGGTGATAAATAGGATTTGTTGTTGATGTTGTAGTGAAAATACAATTCAATAAAAGGAATATCCTTGTTGAATTTGTAAGGTACTAAACGGATTTGGTGTTTACCAACTGTTGGCTTCCATAGTGAGTCAGCCGTTTTCTGTGTGCCCTGAAGTTTGTTCAGACGGGCTCTGATTGCATCAATGTTTGTTGACATACTTTATTTGTTTTATGGTTTAAAAATTAAGTTTAAGTTTATAGATATAAATATCCATAAGTAATAAACTTAGAACAAAGATACACTAATATATCTAATATTCCAAGCTTTTTTTAATATTTTTTTTACTAAAATATTTCCTCCTCTAACTCTTTGATAGTCAGTTCATTACAACCCTTATTATCCTTACATTTTTTGTAAGCATCGTGTAATTTTTTGTGTCGGTTGATTCTCTGAAGAACATACCACCCATCATCATTTGTGGTGTAAATAGATTCCCATAGAGTTAAATTCTCTGAATATGGGTGTGGTTGAGTTTGTGCCCAATTTTTGGCAGCAGTAAAACCTCGTGGGGTTGCAGGAAATTCTCCTTTAGGTGTAGGAGTAAAGAATGAGATGATTTTGTTTAAAAACTTTTTCATGGAACGGAAGGAGTTGGGATTCCCCTATAAATATATACAAATATACAAAAACAATTACTTTATCCAACCTATTTTTTTACCTTCTTTTTTTCTTCTTTCCCACTCTTCTTCAGAGCCAGGAAATCTCCATGCCCATACTACCCAAAACAACATAAATGCTCCAATACCTATAAGTGCCGCCGGTTTGTGTAATGTAAATAATAAAATAATATAACTAACAATCATAGTAGTTACCATTATCCATTTTACCTTTGTTGGGTAAATACTCTTCTCTTCCCAACGAATTAGATAGGGTGAGAATTTAGGATGAGTGTGCAACCAATGATTTAACTTTGGTGAACTCTTAGCGAAAGCCCATGCTGCTAATATAACAAATGTTGTCATAGGTACACCTGGAACTACTGCTCCAACATAAGCACAACCTACGAATACCAATCCTAATGCTCTCCACAACCAAACTTTCATTTTATTTATTTTTATTTTTAAAAAATTCTTCTACCTTTTCCTCTAAAAAATTAATTGAATCGGAATCTCCTGTCCAACCTTCATATTTGATGTAATACTCAATTAGATTAGGATTCTCTTCTAGTCTTTCTTTTAACTCACTTAACTTAGGTATGTATATGTTAATATAAGTCATTATTTAGCCCACTTTCCTCTACTAACTAATTGTGCAATGATTCCATATACAGATAAATCCTGATAAGTATCATCTATTGCTTCTCCCACATTATCTTGCTTACCTAATACCACCAATTGTTTCAATCTCTGAATCTTATCGTTCATCCTGAACCACAATCCCGTTTGAGATAATTTTCGTTCCTCTTCAGTAATCAGAGATGTTCCTACTGATATATTACCTGGACCGTAATTGGATTGTTTTAAACAGAAGGTTTCATATCCTTCTATCATAATCTTTTTGTATTCCGCTGTCGTTTCCGGATACTCCTGCTCTATTTGAGCCACCACTTCTGGATTCTTATAGTTGATTGTCATAACATTTGGTTTATAGGTATAAAGATACTAATAAAATTTTACATTTCCAAATTATTTTTTACACTTTACTATCCAAGTTGAAAAAGATACATTTATACCCGCTTTTCTCTTCCCACTTGCATCACCTTTAATTTTCAGTTCTCCTGGATTTGCGTTGAATTTAACACAACACTTTTCATTTATACCATCCAAAACTTCCATTGAAATTCTAGTTCGTGGACCACTTCCACTTTCTACAAATCTAACATTACCAAAATTATTTGATTTAACATCCTCATTAAACATCATCTCGAATAACATCCCAGTCTTATTATATAATTTTAATCCTCTATCAAATTCAGCATCCATTTCCTCTTCCCCTAAACTATTTTGATATGATTTTTTAGCCTGCTGGTAAGCGGACGGTTTACCACCAATACCATTAATTGCTTTATTTTCTACATCAGAAACCATTCTTTCCGCTTGTTCAGCAGTTTTACCCTGTCCAATTAAAATTTCTATCATATGGGCTCTCTGTACTTTATAACCTTCTTCCGCTTTATCAATTGCTTCTTTTGAAGGTGGATAATCTCCATAAATAGCATGATAGCTATCCATCATTGAATCTAATACTTCTTTTGTTTTTTCATTATTAAATGTACTTCCATCAGTTTTTGAAGGGCCGGCACTTGCACCACCCTTACCCAATTTAATGCTTTCAGCATCACTATCAATAAATGAAATACTATTTGCAGAGTATTCATTTGCATAAAATTCTGCTAATTCTTCTGGAGTTGCGTTTTCCGGTGGAGTTTTTTGTTGATTAAATGAAACAATATCAACAGTTGGGAAGTTTGATGATGAAGGTAAAAATGCCTGATTTCCTTTTCCGATTTCATTCATAAATACTAAAACTTCCGCTATATCAGGACCACCTGATGCTATATCTTTATCCCTTCTTATATTTTGTAATACATCTGTAAGTTTACCTAAATATTCTTGTGATGCTTTTTCTTTTTCTTCTGCACTCATAGAATCCCAATTCGGATTGTTTATAGGTGCGGATTTTTCTATCTCATCTATACTTTTAAATAAATCTGCATATTTTTCTAGAATTTCTTCTTCGGATAATCCAGAATATTTTTTTATGGATTTTAATATGTTTTTTCTAGTTTCATTTATTGTATTCTTAAGTGTATTTTTTCTATTATCATCTGTATCAGTTGGTCCATAATCCACCACTTCCATTTCACCATCTTTTGAAAGTTTATCAACCATTGCATTCCCTCTTTCAATTGCAGCAATTACTTTTCTAGCTTCTTCGTTTGCCTCCTCTTCAGAAGAACCTTGTTTAATAAATTGTTCTACTAATTTTTTTTGTTCTACTAAAGTTTTCTTATCCGGTACGGGTCTCTTATTATAAGTAACCCCATCTACCGTTACGCTATTTCCATTTTCTGAAACTTCAAATTTTACTTTTCTGCGTTTTTTATTCATCTTATTTGCAGTCCAATCTTTTTTATTTACATACGCACCAGTTTGGGTTCTAATAGGTAATCCATATTTATTTACCATACTATCATTCCACTCCTCTGCTTTAGTATCATAATCCTCAACCTTTTGAGGGTCTATATTCATTTGGATTTTTTCTCTTGAATTAGAATTAAAATCTCCTTCTGTTTTAGCTATATAAAGACCAATATCATTTCCTCCTCCAACTCTAACCGCTAACCACTTACTTGCAATCTCTAAATCATTAGGGTCTACATCTTCTCCTTTAAGGATTTTGGCAATAGCATCTTTTAATATTTTTTTAGTTGAATCATCTGCTTCAGAATTATCAATGTATTTACCCGCTTCTTTTATACGAGATTCTGTTACTCCAGGAGTTATCTGTAAATTATTTTTTGCAGTTGCTACATCTGCATTTACATTAGAATCTAATTCATCGGCTTTTGCAGTCGCCTCCGGTTGGTCTTTTACATCAATTGGTGTTACTCTAACTGTATCACCATCTGGTAATTTTTTTGTTACACTCTCTTCAAATAATAAACCTATAAACTTTTCATTTTCATTTTCAAATATTTCCATAACTACACTTTCTGTTTTTACATATTGTGCAGGGCCATCAGGAGTATCTGAATAATAATTTCCACCTACTGGATATATTGCTCCACCTTCTTTTTTATTTGGTTCTTTTGGTGCAGGTAATTCACCATCTTTAGCATCCGCTTTTTTAGCTGCGATTCCCATATCTTCAGCAAACTTATTCGCCATTGGAATCGCATCTTTAATATCCATATCGATTACCGTTGATTTCATTGGTATCGGATTGTTAGGATTTTTAGCATTGTGAGCTACAATTGCAGCCCATCTGTGATGTCCATCAATTACATATCCATCTCTACTTACATAAATTGGTGCGGTAATCTTTGGATGATTAGGGTCTTTTTCTAATGCCCCCATCATACCAATTACCTTTTCACCAACTAAATCTTTTTGAGTTGCTTTTAATTTATCAGCAGGAACTTCGGTTTGTAATACTTTGATGTTCTTCTCTTTCAACATCTCTCTGAATACTGGCTCTGTATCTACTTCACCATCTTTATCTGTATCCATTCCGGCTGCTCTACTACCTTCCACTGCCTTTCCTTTGAATTGAGGCATTTCTTCTCTCGGTATCCCTTGATTATCATCACAATATAAGTTAGTTCCAGGAATAGTAATATCACATAAGTTGATATCAGGCGCAGGTTCTCCTTTAGCCTTTGCATCATCTAACATTTTACTAATCTTACTTATATCAGTATTGAATTGATTTAAATCGTTTGGGGAAATTCCATCTAATGCTTTACCGTCTTTACTGAATGTTTCTTTATCAGCTTCCGGCATTTCATCTGCAATTTTTTCAGGCTCAACCGATTGAGTTTCGGTTTTACGTTTTGAACCGTCTTGCATCATTTTATCAACTAATTCAACATGACTCTCTCCTGCGATTACAATTGGTATCTTACCCTTCGCTACTAATTCTTTTCTTTTCTCTATTATATTCTCATCTCTCGTATTATTAAACGCAACTTGAATATCATTTATTTTTGTTTCCTTATCACCATTATCTTCTGGAAATGCTAATCTGAATAATGTTCCTTTATCACCACTTCCTTCTGGATTTTCTTCATTAGGTACTTCTCCCGTTGGGTTATCAAAATTTTCTATTGGTGGAAACCCAGCTTCTTTAACCGCATCTTCTAAGAATTTTCTACCTTCATCATCTAAGAAATCTTTTGGTGACATTGTATCAGTTCCCTCACCTTGCCCAATCATACTAGCCCAATTACCAGCTTTCACTTGTGAATGATTAAGACCAGTTTTCTCCATTTGTTTTTTATACAACTTAGATTGGTCATCATGCACATCTAATTCATCCCCATCCCATGTATCAATACCCGCTCCCAATTTTTCAAATCTCGGAGCTGCATAATCCATTTCATCATTAAACTCTAAATCTCCTTCATCATTTGTGGCACCACCCTCTCCTAAGAATACAATATTTTCCCATTCTTCTTGAGGAATAGTTGCTTTTATTTGGTCAATTATATCATCAACCATTTTGGTTTCACCATGAACAGTTCCAAACATCATTCCACCATCTTCAAATTCTATTGTTTGGATTTCTTTGCCTGATTTTTTACCTTTAAATTTTTGTACCTTTGAATCAGTATCTTCATTAGCCGATTCTAATCTAGTAGGTTCTCCAACTGTACCTTTTCCAGAATCTTCTTGTTTATTCTT